TTGCAAAGAAGCAATATAAGGTATTTTAGTGAAATCTACATCGAGCGATGTTGCCGATGCGGAATTGTGCGCCACCAACTTGATCGAATATACTGCATCCAGCGGGGTGAATGCAGTATCGCCGCCAGTCTCGATATTCTCAATCGCTTGCACAAACTCTGCGGGGAATGCAAGCTGTGCGCTTGTGCCGCCTTTGGTACGGATCGCGTCGGCGATAGAGGTGAGGTCAGCGCTGTCAACGATATAGTTACTCATTAGAAACTCACCCCCGATGCGGAAGGTACGGTAGTTGCTACCCATGCAGTCCCATTCCAGCAGAGGAAATCGCCGGTGTTCGCAGAGGACGGCGCCTGGATAGCTCCTACATCGCTCGCCGACGGCATCGCGTGACTGTGGTCTGCGCGGCTGTAATAAGTCGATGCGCCGGGTGCGGAAATGCCCAAGTCCTGCGGGAACTGATTGGTAGGCTGGGCGTATTTGGTCGGGATATCCGTCAGACCAACTTTTCCGGTGTCTTGAACCATCAGCACCTTGTCCACGTTCGCAATACCCTGCGTGGTGGACACAACGCCAAGCTCTGCCGCAGTAGGTTTCTTGTGCACATGGTCGCCGCGAGCGTACTTGTCAGACGAACCGGCAGAAGCTGTGCCAAGGGCGGCTGGCGTAGAGGTGTACGGCTCAATAGTAGAACCGCCGCCGCCACCGGAGGTCAGGTCGATGCTGCCGTTAGACCACGTCAGAGTGTCGGAGACGATTTCGCACACGAGGTAGTACATCTTGCCGTCGGAGTCCAGCGAAGAGAAGTAATGCTTCGACAGGCGATCGCCGGGAGGATCAGGAACATATTTGACGTGAACATGAACACGATTGTTGTAGAGGCACACGGGGAGATGGCCAATATCTATCGCACCCGCGATTTCGACAGGATAAGTCGTACCATATTCAGCCCAGAAAACATCGAACGCGTCCTCTGCGAGATTGCTGCGTGAAACAGCTCCGGGCGCAATATTATAGTTCCCGACCGCGTTTTGCGCGAGCTTTGCATTCGTCACAGCTTCGGCGGCAAGCTTTGCCGTAGTGACCGCGCCATCGGCGACGTCAGCAGTCGGAACTCCACCAACGGGCTTCTGGTAGGCAGAATCGGCTTTGCCAAGGCTGGTCTGCACTGCCGTAGCAAGGTCGGTCTTCGGAATGCCGCCGACAGGCTTCTGATATGCACTGTCAGCCTTATCAAGAGAAGCCTGAACAGAATCGTCCAGCTTGGCTTTCGTAACAGCCTTGTCATTGATTTTCTCCGTAGTGACGGCGTTGCTGGCGATTTTGCCACCGGTGACAGCACCAGATGCAATCTTAGCGCCAGTAACAGCGGAATCGTCGAGTTTATCGGTAGTCACGCCGCCATCGGCAATTTTCGGGGTTGTGACAGAGCCATTAGCAAGCTGCAAGGTGTCAACAGCCGCATCGTCGATGTTGACGTTCTTGACCTCTTTTGCGCCGATTTTGGCAGAAGTCACGGCTCCGTCTGCGATTTTGCCGGTGGTGACAGAACCGCCAACGAGCTGCGCCGTATCAATGTTTTCACCGTTCACATAAGGAACCAGTATGTTGTTGATATATGTCTTGAGAGCGATACCGCCTTCGTCAAAAATCGCTTTCAGCTCTTCAGCGGTGTATCCGGTTGGATGTCCGGCTCCGCCGTCGAGGTTCGGCTCGTCGGACAGCTTGGAGATAATCTCCATGTCTTTTGTGAATTCAGAAAGTGCCATTTATTCACCTCATTTCGCGTAGCCGGTGTACCGAACGCGGATATCCGCTGCGGTAACGGTGGCAGTGCGTGTCGCGTTGTTGCTTTCGAAAATCAGTTTATAGTAAACGAATTTCTTCGCTTTTATCTTCAGACGCCGCATCTTCGGTCTGTGGCTGGTATTGAAGCTCCAGCTTGCGAAGTTGGCGAGATTGAACGTAGACCAGCTATGCCCGACAATCTTTTCCGTTGCTCTTCCGTGCCGGTCTGTCATCGTGGTAACATCGACTTCCGCCCTCAACTGTGGCTGAATACCAATCCAAAGCATTGCACTGTACTTACGCTGGTAGTCCTTACCGAAGCTCATACTACCGCTTTCCCAGTAGCAGTCGATAGCGTGTCTCTCCCCGTCACCATACCATTCGTCATACGGAACGTCGGTGGTCAAACGGCACACGCAAGGGCGATATGAGCCGCTCCCGACGGAGGCAAAATACAGCTCATTTCTGAAGACGATTGGGAATCGCATGTCGATATCGGTGTAGAAGTACCACGCATCAACGGCGTAGTTCCAGACAACTGCGCGATTCCTCGACTCGTCGAAGATGTAATACTCGCTGTGAACGTCATCGTCGAAGCAGTGGATTCTTCTGGGGTTCAGCGAGCCGAGCGTCGAATAGACGCGGTCGGAAATCCTCTTTACCTGCCGCTCGTCATCCGTCATGTTGCCAAAGCTGTTGCCAGACCACGAGTACGCAATGTTTCTGGAAATGGAAATCGGGTGGTTCATAACGAGCTGAACCTGACCGGGAGCGCCGTTTCCAATGTCTCTGTGGACGGGGGTGAGGTAAAAGACCGCAGTCGCACTTCCGTCTGCCAAGATCTGTTCGCCATACTGAATCGAGTAGGTGCTCGTTTCCTTGAAGCAGAGCAGACGCGAGTTATACCGAATCAACCCGGTGATGTCCTCTCCCTCTTCACCAACAGCGATTTCGTTCAGGCCGGGGAAATACGACGGGTCAGGCTCGCCGTCGTAGTTGATGCCGGAGTAGAACGTCTTGTTCCCGTTGCCATACAGGAAAACCCTGTTGTTCTGGTCGCCGTTATAGAACTCGCAGTACGGCTGCTTGAGAACGTCGAGAGCAAAGTCAGCAGTAGCTGTATAGCCAACCTCGATAGTGTTCGTGCCTTGTGCAGGTGCGGAGCTGAAGGTCAGAGTCCCGTTGGTCGTGTCGCGGGAAGAAATGGTCACAGCAGAACCGTCGGCGGTCTTTTTCGCATAGTCGATGCTCGCAAGTCCCTTCTCGGGGAGCTGAAACGTAGTCGCGCTTCCATCAGGTGACAGCCAAACGCGACGCTTTGCCGACAGCATATTGGACGGTTCGAGCGTAGTCCCTTCTCCAAGATTCGTCATAGAGACTTCGACAAGCGGAATGTACGGAGTAACTTCAGACAGCGTCGTCCCGTCGTAAACGTGGTACTTGTAAGCAAGAGGCGAGGTTCCGTTCCGGCGAATCACATATACCTTGTTGTTGAACCCGAACAGGAGGCACTTGACCGTCGTGTCGCTTGCTCCACCTACGACGCCGATTTTCGTAGCTTTCCACGTTTCAAAGCCGTCAACGATGTTCTTACCCTCGCACCACAGCTCGTAAAGGAAAGTGCCGAACACGCCGAGAACGGTCTCTTTCCCCGCCACGATGCCAGACCAGAGAGCACCGCAAGGCCCCCAGTCGCTTTCCTGCGGCTCGATGATAATTTCAGTGCCGGGGCGCTTCTGGAGCTTGCCGTCCATCGTCACACGGAAGTTCCGCATAATGGCGGCTTCGCCCATCTTCAGCCCGGTATCGCCGTCTGCGCTTTCGTGGAGGCCGAGCCAGCGTTGGATTTGAAACACTCTCTCAGCGGTAGAGGTTGGAATTGTCGCCATCTATTACCACCTCGGAATCCAGTCGAACTCGTAACTTCCGTTGTTACCGAAATAGACATCCTGAATGTCTTCGCTTACGGTAGGCAGACCGCGAGCGAGCTTATTGCGAAGCTCCTCGTAGCGCTGTTCGAAAAACGACGCCGATGTCGGGTTTTCATCGAGGAGCAAGTGAGCTGCGAGGCCATACGGCAGGAGGGTGTCGCATATATAGTCATCGAGACCGATGGGATCTGTGAAGTTGACAATAAGGTCAACGATGGGCCGAACGCCTATGGTCTCGATTTCATAGGTGTCGGAATAGGGATAAAGTTCACCGCGCAGGACATTGAGGATGCGAAGCGTTCTGTTCTTATACTCCGCCGTATCAGCGGTGTCGGTACTGCCAGTCGCTTCATTCACCTCGTCAATAAGCGCCATTGCTTTATCGAAAACGTCTTGTGCAGTCGCCATGATAGTTCTCCTTCAAAAAAGTGGGGCCAGATTGCTCTGGCCCCTATTGTTTTGCTTACGCGTCGACGACGTCGGGAAGACGGAGGTACTGCAGACCACCGTTGTTTTCCTTGACAGCAACGACCTTCAGCACATCGCCAGCGGCGGTGGTCACGTTGGACACAGAGCTGGTGGCTTTAACAGCAGTGCCGGAGCAGCGCGGATCGGTGCCGTCCAGAGTGTACAGGACGTAGTCAGCCGTGGTGATGGTGATGGAAGCCTTGTGAGAGGCAATCGCGCTCACGACGGACGGCTTCACGACGGTGGAAGCGCACAGAGCAACGATAGCGTTGGCCTTAGCGTCCAGAACGAAAGCGTCGTGCATGATGCGGCCCTCGACGAGGTTGCCGTTGATGCCCGGGGGATCGACGTGAATCTTGTACTCTTTCAGCTTCATGGGGCCGAGCAGCGCAGAGCTGTGGCACACGAAGCCAACGATGCCAGCGGGCAGGTAGGAGTTGGGAACGCGACGGATGGACATGCCATCCAGTTCACCGACCTTGCCACGAACAATGCTGTCCTGAGCCAGCTTGTCAGTGTAGACAAAGTTGTTGTCTTGCTTCAGCAGCTTATAGAAGTTGCTGGTGACAACGAGGGTGCGACCGGATTCGGGGCAAGCCATCTCATCCAGCATCTCGGTAGCGTCCTGAACCATGCTCAGGGGCTTAGTGTTACCGTTGGCGTAGCCAATAGTGCTGGCAGCGATGACAGCCTGACCGGCGCAGCCAGCCCACTTCGCAAAGTTGTACTTGTCGAGGTAGGGGTTCACGCGCTCGTCGATTTCGCGAGCCAGAGAACGGTTCGCCTTCTTGATATTGAGCTGGTTCTTGTCGTCACCCTTGTCGATGATGTAGGTGAAGGTCTTGTCAGGAACCATGGTCATGACCTGATAGCTGTCGGTCAGGTCGGTGGGAGTGCCGTAGCGGCTGCCGGTAAAGCCGTTAACCAGCTTGCTGTAGTCGCCGAGGGGAACGGTGTCGATGGAATACACCTTGATGGACTTCACACCGTCGAAGTCATAGGCGTTGCTGGCGATGCCAGCGGAATAAGCCTTGTGGGCAAAGCGCTCTGCTACCTTCGCAGAGTACTTATCGGCAAGATTCTGAGTAGCCATTGTTTATCCTCCGTATCGGAGTCGATCAATCATCAGGCCAGCCTTCAAACCAAGGGTCTGCGGCCTTCTTGCCAGCGCTCTTCTTAGAGCCAGTTGACCGCTCCTTATTCTTTTGGTTTTGCTTCAAGGTCTTGAGCTGTTCCTTGAGCTTCTTGTTTTCGTACAGCTCGTAGCATTCAAGGAGGTCGGCTCTGCCATTGCGGTAGTCGTTCCACACTTCCGGCGCGATTTCATCGGCTTTGATGTCGGGGTACTCTTGCAGGAACCTCTTGATGCTCTTGCTGAGCTTTTCTTTCTCAGCTTCGTCCGGCTTCGGTTCGTCATCAACCGGGGCCGGATTTTTTGCTTCGCGATTGACTCGGTCAATACGGTACTTCTTGTACGCTTCGACTTCGTCAAGCTCTTCGCCGCGCTTCTCAGCGTCGGCAACATCAAGCTTTGCGAGAGTGCTGTCGATAAGGTCTTCGATGCTCTGCTCTCCGGCGATACGCTTCAGAAAGTTTTCGTATTCCTCGATTTTCGCGGAGTTTCTGTCGAGCTTGCCACGGACACGGTCATAGTCCATGCCCTTCTGAGCCAGCTCAACAACTTCGTCACGGCCTACCTCGCGAACCTCGTCCAGATGCTTCAGCTTGAACTTCTGGTCTGAAGTTTTATCCTCCGCTTCTTTCTCGGTTTCTTCGGTATCGCCGTCGTCAGAAGAGTCTTCCTCTTCGTCAGGACTGCCTTCTTCGTCAGACTCCTGCTGGTCTGCATCGTCATCGGATTCATCAGCGGCATTTTCAGCTTCCTTCCCGTTCTCCTCCGGCTCCGTCTGTTCGGCTCCCGCGTCCGGGATGTCGTCGTCAAGGCCTTCAAAGAGTTCGTCTTCAGGCAGGCTGTCAATGTATGCGTCCAGTTCTTTTTCGTCCATGATATATCCTTTCTATCGGCTATGGTCGGCCGATGGTAAAGCAGTTTTTAGCCCCAAATGGCGTTGTTCATTTCGAGGACAGCGGCCTCGATAAGCTTGTCGATTTCGTCGGTCGAAAGCTTGAAGCCTTTCTTCGCGAGGAAGTCATTAACAAAGGCTTTCTTGGTCTCGCCCATTTCGAAACCGCTGTAAATCATCTCTGCGGCCTCGACCGCAATCTTCGTCCACTTTCTGGCTTCCGCCAGCTTGTCCGCATCAAGCTTTCTCTTGATAACCGGAATGACGAAGGTAGTGGTCAGCACGAGCATCAGTCTCAGTACGAGGGTTACGATTTCAGTAATGTCCATATTTACTCCTTACTTGTGAGCGGCATCATTCAGATACTGCTCCATCTCTGCGATTGTCTGCGTCACCGGGCCGTTCGCGCCCTGCTCATGCAGTCCCTTCAAGCTTGCCAGAACGCCGTTATACAGCATCCGCATTTCTGCTTTCTGCGCAGCGAGCTCTTGCTTGATTTCGGTGATTTCGTTCTTGAGATTCTCTGGTTCTTTCACGAATGCAAATCCTTTGAACAGCCAGCCAAGCAAAGCTGCGGCAGCACCTATGAGCGCTGCCCAGCCGACAAGGTCTGGGATAACGAGCGTTGTCACTCTTCTCGCCTCCCTCACACCTGACCTTCTGTAGTGCCTTGCTTATTGATTACATGGGCAAGGTGGTTGTATCCCCTGCCTCCCTGTACTTCAATAGCACCTTCGGTTTCCTCCGGTTCCATGCCTTCCGGCTGCGGCATTTGCATCTGTTGCATCTGCATTTGCTGCATCATCTGTTTCTTACGTTCAAGCAGAGCGAATCTCTGAGGAATCGCGGAATCAGGAATGCGCTCAAGGTAATCGACAATGTCGATTTGGCCCATGCGCAGAAGGTTGTCCAGCGTGGTAGCGGCTGTTATTTCGTTGAAGTAAGCGCCGGAACCGGGTTCCAGCTTGATAGTCATGGGATGGTCTTTCAGGATGTCGAAGTCGAAGGTCGTCTGCACTTCTTCAGGTGCTGGCATCCCGACAAACTGATAGGATTCAACGACTTCACGAGGCGGTTCGGTATCGACCTGACGCTCGCCGTAGTACTCCGCCATGAACTCAAGGTAGATTCGGTAAAGGTCTTCGATGCTGCGGTAGAGGTTCTGCTTTGTGATTTCACTCGGAGTCTGCGCAGCCCTCTGAAGAGCGATGATAGCGGACGTGTTATCCGGTCTGGTATCGCCCAGAGCAACAGCAGTAGCGCCAAGGCTCTGTTCAGCCTCTTCGACAGCAAGCTGGATGAGCTGGAAGACCTGCGGTGACATACCGGGCGGGTCGAGGATGGTAGCAACACCGTTAACGTCGCCGCCGTTGATGCCGATAGCGGCACCGACCCGGTTATCCCAGTGAGCGATGCGGCTCTTGTCGTAGATGACTTTCGGGTAGGAGCCACGCATAGCGTTGACCTGTGTCAGCGCCCACATCTTGTTTACGAAAATCTGTGCTGCTTCGAGGCCTGTAACCATCGCCTGACCGTGGTAGGAGTCCTGAATGTAGTCCCAGTTCAGCCAAGTGATTGGGTAGAGCCGGATACCGAGGCTGACAGGCTTCTTGACTTCACAGTTCTCGGTGAACTCGTAAGACCAAATCTCCCCGGTGTCATCGTCGCGCCACAGAAGCGTCAGTAAATCGGTCTTGTCGTTGTTGTTCACGACCGGCCGGCTGCCGTTCTGGCGGTTCTCGCTGTCAACGATCTGATCCCACTCGGAAATGCCGTTCGCCTTGGCTCTCAGCCGGACGTTCCTGACCAGTTCTCTCTGGGCAATGATGATGTACGGCTGGGTCTGAACCTGCCTATCCTCCGGGTTACCGAAGAACACGCGAGTGTTTTCGACAAGCTCGGTCTTGATGGCCCCCTTGACTTTCTGACCCGTCTCGACGGTGTCATCCCAGTAGGTGTAGGTACAGCCGTCGCCGTCAACCGCAGCATTCCTCGCGTACTCCCTGATGAGGTAGGTGATGTTGTTTCGCTCCGTCAGGGCGTCGAACTCTTCGTTGACGATTTTGACAGGCTCGAACAACTGCTTAGTGTTCGCGGTCGCAGCAAGCGCAGAGGCGTTCACCTTGATGTTGTCGCTCGTGATAGTGGCGACGATGAAGCCAACGACGCGCTTGATAAAATTATAGACAGGAGTGGGCAGACCGTTTGACTGGACGCCCTCCCACTGCTTGCCGATGTAGAAGTTCTCGTTGACCTCAACGGTATCGTCAAGGTCTATGGCGTCGTTGTACTGGACGCCAAGCTCATAGAACTCCCAGCCAATTTGCGGGGTCGGCTTATCTTCGCCTTTGAAAAGGCCGAGTCTTTCGTCACTCATTCCTGTCTCGTTCCTTTGGCTTTCTCGCCATTGATACATCGTAGTTCAGCAGGTTGAACATACCGTCGATGTAGTCCTTCTCTGCCCGGAGCTTCTGGTTCTCTGGGTCGTTGATGGCGTCTTCCAGAGCCTTCAGCCGTTCCTCGATAACGTCGATACGTTTATTCATCTTGCTGACTGCGGTGGCGGTTCTTGCAGACGCTGTGATAGCGGCCTCCGCCGTTTCTCTGATTTCTCTGAAAATCATTTACACGCTCTCTCTCCGCCGACACCGTCAAGCACGATTGTCAGCTTTCCGTCTTTCTTGTCGGAACCCTTCTCGGAGTATCCGCCGTTGATAGGCTGCTTCAGAAGGTTCATGCAGCCGCTTGCCATCCGGTTGTCAGCAGACACCCTTCTGGCGAGGTAGCTTTCCCTCATGTACATGGCGTCCTCGAAGACGTCCGCGTAATCCGGGTCTTCGCACATCCTCGTAACGTCACGCTCCTTGATTTTCAGGAACACCTTCATTCCGGCGTAGTCCGGGAAGATGTCGCTTTTCTGACATTGCGTGAAGTAGATTCTGATGGCATCCCGGAGTTCTTCAGGTGTCTTGTATTCTTTGCTCACCTTAATCATCCTTTCAGCCGTTGAAATTCATGTATGAGGCGGTGATTTCGCCTCCGGTCATAAACGAGTCATAGTCCTCAACGGTCTCGAACTCGTCCTCCTCCTGCGGCTCTTCCGGCACTTCGGCGGCAAGAGCACGGTTGATGCAGAAGTAGCGGACGCCATCGACCGTATGAGTGATTTCGTGAGGGTCTTTGGAACAGTCGTTCGGGTTCTTCTCGTCCGCCTGAATCGACTTGATGTCGCTGATGACTCTGCCGACATCGTCGAAGAACATCAGCATCGGCAGGGCAGCGGGCGGATTGTCGTAAAGGGACTTAACGTAGGGGTCGTTTAGCGGCGCGGCGTCCATCATGTACTTCATAACGCCATGCCCTTGAACACGGTTGTTGTCGCTCCTGACAATGGGAAGCCCGGACAGGGTAAATATCTCAGCCATGGTTCGTCCGGTTTCCCTCTGCCTTGACCACATATCCGGCGGAGCGTATGTGATCGGGATGTTCTCACCCGGCAAAGTATTGGAGAGGATCAGCTTCGCTGCTTGCTGCACGTTCAGATCAGACTGCTCAACGCTCCTGTAGCACCAAGCGCGGCCATCCTCATCGACCGCCCACCAGAAACAGGCCAGCATATCAAGGCCATAGTCAAAGCTCCGGTAACGCTGCCAATGGGATGGGATGCGGAACCGGGGCCGGGTGTGGGTCTGTTCTTTGAACTCCTTGAAGAACGATCCTGAAATCGAATCCCAGTCGCCGTATCGGTAACCGGCAGAGTTTGGCATCGAAGCCAGTATCTTCTTGTAGTTCGGTGACCGTTTCAGAAGTTCGATGTTGTCGTCAACGGTCGCGAAGATGAAGTTGTAGTCAGCAGGATTCTCCCGCTTCTCAATGTCCGGATTCGTTGTGTCGTACTTCTTGTCGATGAAGAGCCTCTTCACCCAGAAGTGACCAACGCCGCCGGGGTTGCAGGTGAGGTACATGCGACGGGGAATGTCCGTCGTACCACGCAGACAGCCTCGAAGGAAGTTGAATGCGCGTTCTGAGAACTGCGTGGCTTCGTCCATGAATATCCAGTCAAATTCCTGACCGTTGTATTCCTTCTCGGACTCTTCGCCATTCCAGTGGCCGAACTTGATGATCGACCCGTTCTCAAACTGGAGGATGTGCGTCGTCCCGTTGTAACTGGCTACGCCAAGCGGCAAAACCATGTTGCAGATCGGCCGGATGTGGTTCATCTCCAGCTCAGGGTAGTGAGCGCGAATTATCAGAATCTTGATGCCAGGATAACCGTACATGGCTCCCAGTATCGCCTTGATTCTGACAGCGTGCGTCTTGCCGCCGCCCTTTGCACCGCCATAACAGGTAATCGGCGCTTCACTGTTGTAGAACTCTATCTGCTTCGGGTTCGCTACGCCCGGATTGAATACGGCATCGGCTTCTGCCTGAGCGACCCTCTTCTTCGGCATAGTCCGCTCCGTTTCTTTTTCAGGTTCGCCGTATTTGTACCCCGCTCGGCGACTAAGGCGGCAAGGATGACGCGACTGCAAAGGTCTATGACGGTTTCGGGCCTAAAGCCCGACCTGCCCAGTCATCCCAAAGTCGGAAACTCCCCGCTTCCCGGTCGTGGTCGTTTTACTGCGGCCTGTATTCTCAGATGTTTAATCCCCATGCTTCATCAGTCACAGGGAACCGCAAACCGTGTGGCAGCCAATGCTGGTTCCGGCCCAACTCCTACAGGGTCAAAGCCTGTCGTGCTTCCATTACACCAATCGGCTATAGAGGGATTTCTCCCTCTCCGCAGGTCAAAGTCTGCGCTCTTATAATTTTTGGCAGCGTGATAAGTAACAGTACCCCGTCACTTTTTCTGCCATCCCCTACATACCACCGTACTGACACTGTTGTCAATGCTTCTCTGAACAATGCTCAGATTATGTGTTGTGTTTATAAAAAGCTCCTCTCAAACGTGTGGAGTATATATATACACTCTCTCTGCTGTAGACCCGTCACTTTTTCCGCTACCCCCACTCTCTCTGTGTACGGTCACTGCCTCGCTTGGCTACGCTGTGCAGGGCGGAGGCTCGGGTGCTACACGCCACGCGCACGCCACGCCGGGGGCTGATCTATTGCGGTACCTCTTTGCTTACGCAGGGGTGAAGCACTGTTCTTCCCTCGCTCCGCTCCGCTCCGCTCGGGAAGCACCAGTGCATTGCCTTTCTCGTAGTAGATGATGCTCACTACTGTAGGGTAGATATATATTTCACTGCACTATCACTACTATCACCACTATCACCACTACACTAAGGAGGTACACACCAATGAAAACGATGGCAGAGGTTGCAAGGACGTGGTCAACCAAGGAACTATGCTTCGCAAGAGCGGAGTTCACGGAGGAAGAAGGAAAACACAGTGAATGGTACAAAGCAATAGTTGCTGAACTCAAACGGAGGGAAAGCGCCGAATAACAATCAATGCCCCTGAGCCTTAACTGGTTCGGGGGCATTCGTGGTTCTTCGGAGCCAAATAAAAAAGCCCCTGTGCTCGCAACACAGAGGCTAAGAAAGGGGATAGGGAGCATGTATACCGACTATGGGTATACCGTCAATGGTGTTGAGTACGCCACCGTTGATGAGTCGGACGAAGACTAAGTCCTAAGTACTCCCTGTTTGGGCGGTCAGGGTTATCAAAACCGCTCCCTAATTATATCAAACCGAAAGGGGAAATCTCAATGAGAACTTTCAAGTTCCGCATCAGATTCCACTCTGACCGCAAGTGCATCGACAGATGCGAGTGGGGCAGAACAATGAAACAGGCTCTCAAAACTCTTGAGAGCATCTACGGCAAGGGCACGTTCACAGTAGTGTCCGTTGCGTAAGGTTGTTTCCAACTGGGTATGAGCAATCGTACCCAGTAAGAAGCAGACTTAACGCTTCAGTAGCCATCACTATACGAGGGGGTTGGTCATACCACAGACCCGGTGCATGAGGCATCGAAAACAAAGCTCGGCTGGTGTCCTAACACCAAATACACTTTAAGGAGACCTGAATATGTCTACCAACACTATCCGTACCAACAATGCTCTCATCGACAACGCTTTCGTCCCGGGCGAAAACGAAGAAGTCGCAGACAAAGGCACACGCGAAACCCGTCCGCTCACTTCGGATGAAAAGATGGCTGCTTTCTTCGCCAGCATGACCGGCATGAAAGTAAGCTCTCCAGCGGTTGCGCTTCCCGAAAACGGTGAACACGCTGTAGTGATCTACAGCTACGAGTACCGGAACGGATACGCAGACAACGGAGACTACTTCAAGATTTCGCTCAAGGAGCCGAAGCGCAACATCACTTGGGATATGTCCGTCCCGGCAAATCCGGTAGAATTCATGCGCTTCCTCGACGAAATCAACATGTACAACGAAAGCGTTGTCTATGGTCTCGATCCGGTAAGTGCACTCGGGAAACTGCAGGGTACGAAATTCCGCGTCTGGACTCAGCAGTACAACACCGATAAAGGCGTGCGCAGGGCAAAAACCTACAGCAACCCTGTTGGGTATGAGAAGTTTGCCCGGTACATCGCAAGCCAAGAAGCTCAGAAAGCAGACAAAGAGCTGGCATACAAGCAGAAGAAAGCCAGCAACGATGACGCTCCTTGGAAAGACTAATCGCCATATACAACAACAGTATCGGCATCTGGTCTATAACGATACTCAGCGGCAGGTGGGGGAGCTTCTTCAGCTTTCTCACTTGCCATTGCTTTATATTCTGGAACATCGTTGGGAGAAGCAAAGAAACGCTTTTCTGCAATCTTTTGAGTGGCAACAAACAATCCACCACGCCACATAAACGCAATGCCATTCATAGCAACAGTGTTAACAACGATGCTGTCAACAAAACCAGCCTTGTTCCAGAAATAGTAGACATGACCGCATTCAAATCTCATAAAGCTCACCCCAACGTAATCATAGCATAAATAAATAAAAAATAAATAAAAAAATAATTCGCCAGTATACCAGACCACTCGCCGCCGTCAAGAATTGCACCAGTCTGCGGACTGGTCGTGCTTCTTGACGGACGGCTCGTGGCACTGGTTATGGCGAAGTCACAAACAACAAAAAGGAGAAATGAAAAATGATTCTGAAAGACTTGCTTGAAAAGAAAAACAACATCATGCAGATGGTACAGGAGTTCATCGACCAGTTCGGTAACGCTGATGATGACTTCGTCTGGGAAAAGCTCGAGGAGCTGGAAGAAATCAACGAGTCTATCGCTTACTACATGGCGATGGCATGAAAGGAGCTGATATGGAAGTAATCACATTCATCCTGCTGAATCTCATCGTTTGGGGATTCATAGTAAAAATCATGAAAGAAAATGAAAAAAGAAATCAGCATTATACACCCTGACATCACCGGCATCAAGTGCTGCACCAGTCTGCGGACTGGTCGGGTCACTTGACACCGGCTTGTCAGGGTGTATTTGGTAACCGTCGAAAGACAAAAACAAAAAATATTTGGGTCGTGACCTACCACGAGAAAAGGAGAAATCATTATGTTCGCTATTTCCATCAACGGTATCTACAACGTCAATCACTTCCGCACCGGCAAGAAGCAGGACGGCAAAGACTACACCCTGCTGACCCTCATCGAGAAGTTCAACCAGCCCGACGGCACGGAGAACAACTCCAGCTCCACCGTGAAGCTGTGGGACGCGGAAATCTCCGGCAATCCCACGGACGGATGCCAGATCGTTCTGGAGAACTTCGTCGGCATCAACTGGAAGCACGAGAACCGGACGTACAACGGCAAGAAGCAGTACTTCGACACCGTGGAACTCGTCGGAGCCAAAGTCAGAGTGCTGGATTAAAACTCCGGCCATCAGTAAGAAGAGCGGCGTCGCAAGGTGTCGCTCTAATTTTTTGTAGTTTCTTGAAAGGAGAAACAAAGAATGAATATTTCGTTCATCGAAAACCTGACCAACGAGATGTGCCGTGTTCTCAATGAGCACAACTACAGCTACGACAAGAGCGCAGTCCGAAAAATCGTTTCCAAGTCTCTTGCGGCAAAGGAAGAGCTTATCAACATCTTCCGCAAGAATCCGCACTGGAACGAGGAACAGTTGTGCATCCACTTCGAGCACGACTACGACCGCAAGATTAGGCCGGAAGAATACAGAGCCTTCCTCAACTGGCTCTGGGCGGCAAGCGAAGACAGTTTCAGACCCGAAGGAATTCCCACGATGGACTCCATCCACACTTGGGAAGACCCGGTAAATGTGAGAATGGGCTACTACAACATCTACGACGAACTGGTAAATCTCCCAGAAGAAACGACTCTGCCGGAGTTTGAGCCGGAAGAAGAGCTGAACTACTGGCTCAGAGACAAGCAGAAGAAGTACAAAATCGCCCTTGAGCGGATCAACAAGCTGGACGAGAAATGGAACTTCCGCCCCGGAATGAAGCTCAACCGCGTGGTCAACAAAATCTGCGTCAAATACGGCTGGGATAAACTGGTCTTATATGACAGAAAGTACGCAAACTTCAGCGATGCAATGACTCCGCTGAAAGTCAAGCGGCAGACCACAATCTCCGTGAATCCTATCGACTTCCTGCTTATGAGCCACGGCAATAGCTGGAAATCCTGCCACTGGATTGGCTATGACGAAAGCGAAGCCGGTTGCTACAGCTCTGGTACAGTCAGCTACATGCTCGGTGAAGACTCGTTCATCGTTTCGGCAATCGACGAGAACGCAAGCGGTGAAAGGCTTGCAGAAGAGCCGAAGATTCTGCGTCAGGTATTCGGCTATCACGATTACCAGCTTTTGCAGAGCCGCCTGTATCCGCAGGATTGCGACAGAGGAGCCAAAGAACTCTACGACAATATCCGTGGCATGGTAGAGGAAGTCATCGCACAGGCTCTCGATGAACCAAACAGATGGACGAAAGAAACCATGAATGTCATTTCTGACGGCACGGCATATCAGGATTGGAATTGCATGAGCAACTGTTCCATGCACACGCTTCTGAACCATGTAGAAGATACCAAAGATCCTATCGTGATGAGCCGTGAACCCATCTGCGTCCAGTGCGGCAACGAACATTGCTACGAAGAAAGCATCCTGTGTGATGACTGTCAGGGTCATTACTGCGCAGACTGCGGTTGCCACATCGACCTGAGTGACGAGGATTCGTATGTCGAAAGTGATGGCGACTACTACTGCACAGATTGCAGAGTCTATTGTGCCAAATGCGGCAGCATCGAACGCAGAGACTACAGCGTGTGGATTTCGGACATCGAAGAGAGATGGTGCGATTGGTGCGCAAGCCATTACGCAACGCAGTGCAACGAGTGCGGTGAATACATCTCTGAAGCATACGAGGTAGACCACGAAGGTCGCCCGCTCTGTGAAGAATGCTACGACAGATACTACATGGAATGCGCAGAATGCGGAGAAATCTACAACGTAGATGACATGGAAGAAATCGACGGCGAGTACTACTGCAAATCCTGCGCTAAAAAGAAGAACGAGGAGGAAAGTGCATGAACAGAGAACAGTTCAAAGCAATCTGCCGTAAGTCTCAGAACGAGCTTATGCAGTATCTGCTCGGCAAACTCCGCAAGAAATACAACCGAGTAAGGCTAAGCAAAGACTACATATTCGCAGAGGGCGAAATTCCCATCTGCCTCGTGGCGCATCTGGACACGGTTCACAAAGAACTGCCGCGAGACATCATCGAAGAGGATGACAAGATTTATTCACCGCAAGGCATCGGCGGTGATGACAGATGCGGAGTATATGCCATCCTGCAAATCATTCAGAAGCATAAGTGCTCTGTTCTGTTCTGCTGTGACGAAGAAATCGGCGGAATGGGAGCCGAAGAATTCGCCAAGTCCAAGTACGGCGAGGGCATGAAGTTCTACATCGAACTCGACAGAAAAGGCAAGAAAGATGCTGTTTTCTACGAGTGCGGTAATGACGAGTTCATGGACTACATCTGCGGTTTCGGAGCATGGCGAGAGGAATACGGCTCCTACACAGATATCTGTGATATAGCTCCCGCGAAAGGCTGCTCTGCTGTCAACTTCTCTGTCGGCTACTACAACCAGCATACGCTGAGTGAGTACGTTGTCCCAAGCGAGGTAGACTACTGCATCGAGAATGTCTGCAAACTCATCGAAGCGTCGAAAGACGGCAAAGCCTACGAATGGGTTCAGGCTCCGTACTACAGAGGCTACTATGGCTACGGATGCAAGGACTTCTACATGGAGGCAAACGAAGACTGGGGAGAAACCTCGATGTACCTCATCCAGTTCAAGGAAAACAAGACTATCGAGTGGGAAGAATTCGAAGCTCATTCGGAAGCAGAAGCAATTGGCAAGTTCGCTATCGAATTCCCGCATCTCAGATTCTGCGACATCCTCGACGTCATCGACGAAGGTTTTTACTATTCGAGCAATAGATAAAGGAGGGATAAACCATGCAGACGATTCTTGTGCTCGCAATCCTCGCAATCGAAACCATCGAATACATCGGATTGGGGGTTAAGTAATGGCAGTCGTGCTCAATACAGGCGAAGTCATGTTCTGCAACGAAGTCGATGTGTTCGACACCTGCGTCTTGGCAGACATGGTCTTCGTTCCTATCGCAGAAGTCTACGAAATCATGGAATTGGAGGGAAGCGCATGATGATTGTGCTGGGTGACAACAGCGTAGTGTACACAGACTACATACGCTATGATCCGATCACCCAAATGTTCGACACAGAAGCAGGAATAATCATAGACCTCGCTGCCATCGAGGAAATCAGAGACTTGGAGGACACAACATGACAGAAGGCGAATTCCTGTTCCGGCAGACAGCAAAAGAAGCAAAGCGTATAGCTCGCGGGAGCTACAACAGAAAGTGCGGCAGTAAGAGTAGGAAATGCTCTCTGCCCTCAGACCGAATGACGAAAGGGGAATGGAAAAGAATGAATGGTCCGGTCAACAGCTTTAACCCGGCAAGCATGAAGAAAGAATACAGATGGGATGTGTTCAAGGCATTGCCTCTGGACATCCAGAAAACGTACCTCGAAAACCTCGTCGAGAAGCATCAGGCAAGAGCCTGCGATATTGCAGACTACTTGGGAACAAACGCGGGGAATATGTCGAACTTCCTGTGGCGTAAGAAAATCAAGCTCAACACAATTCCCGGGAAAAAGGCATCTCCTGTGTGGCTCGACTTCCTCAAAGCAGACGGAGTAGAAGAACCGGAACCTGCCGAAAAGACTTGTGTTGTCAGCCATATCCCCATAGTAGAGGCTGTGGTAGAGGAACCCAAACCCACTCCTGTTCTCAGCACGAACTTCAAAATCAAGAACATCAGCTACAGAGCAATGGGCGACCCGCTCGTGATTCTCGCGCAAGTCGCAAAGCTCCTTGAGCCGGGTTCGAATTACAGAGTCTGTGTAGACATCGGAGAGGTCAAAGAACAGCCCGACAGCTCTGATCCCTTTTGAGTAATTTTTGAGTAATTTTTGTTCACTACATGCCAAAATCAATGTAAAGTTCAAAGTGCCAAAGTGCAATCCAAAGTGCAAGTTTGGCACTTTACAAACACGGAAAAGCGTGGTATTTGCTTGGTAAAATAAACAAAAGCCGAGGCGTTTAAACCCCGGCTTTCGTCGTAGTGATGGTGGACGATACAAGACTCGAACTTGTGCCAAACGTAGTATTTATGCGGCTTTCAGAGGCCTTTAAGTAATTTTTGAGTAATCGTATGCTTTTTCTATGCGCTGATTGACTTTGTCATCAGCGTTTTTTCTTGCCTCTGAGAACGTGTGAATGTAGACCTTCTTCATCGTATCGTCCGTCTTCCAGCCCCCGCGTTCCTGCGCTATGTTCGTCGGAATGTTTTCTTCAGCCATGACAGTAGCACAGACATGCCGGAGCTTATGGAAGTTCATCACAGGCAAACCAGCATCAGAGAGCAGCTTCTGGAAGCGAGCATTCAAAGCCCGTGACGTGCGTGGCTCAATGATGTCACCATCTGCAGCGTCTATGAGCTTCTGAATGCGAGGCGTGATATCGAATACGCGAGCACGGTCAGGCTCCTTATCCCCAGCAATTCTCACGTCTTTTCCGCCAACGCGGACAACAGTCTCGACTATGTATAACTTGCCGTCCTTGATAGACTTCGACTTCGTCAGACCGCGAATCTCGGAAGCCGACATAGCATACTGAAGCGCCAAAAGGCAAGGCAATTCCATGTCTGTTTTGTCAATGACAGGAATAATTTTGTCAGGAGGCAGTATGTCAGTGAACTTTCTTTGCAACGCTGGTAAGGTAACGCTCGGAAGGAAATCCGGGCGTTGTTTCTTTATCGCGGTAACGACGAGGTTGTACGCATCAATCACAGTCTTCGGCGATATCGTCCCGCCCTTGCGAGAGGGAAGGCCAAGCTCACGCTCAACAGCCGCGTCGAGAACTTCATTCGTCACTTCGGATACATCCATCTTCATCAGCTCAGTAAAACGATTGTCACGGATGTAGAAGTAGTTCTCGTAGCTCGTGGGCTTCAGACGGTTTTTCCGGCTCTCGGCGTAGGCAGTAACAGCATCAGCAACAATAGATCCGTACGCTTTCTTCGGCAGCGGCAGATACCCTCTGCGATACGCATCAGCTTTTGCAAGAAACTCTGCTTCAGACTTTGCGAGAATCCGCACTCGAACTCCGTCAATCATGACTTGCCCGGACAGGGAGCCGTCAGTAAGTCGGCGGACATTCTTCGGCATCTGAGCTTTCTTCCGTTTCTCTCGTATGAAAGTCTGGCCGCAAAACTTGCAGAACAAACTGTCGTCATCGACCTCTCTCTTGCACGACTTACATCGCATACGGACAATACACCCTTTCTTTGCGAGTTAAACTCTTCAGGCGAGCTTTTCTCACTTCTCAGGTATAAACTGATGGGAGAAATAAAATGCTCTCATAACGCATTCTGACGCGTTACAGAGCCTCGTCTGAAACGGCTGTCAAACCGGCAATGTAAGCTAAAGCAAGAGCGCGTTTCTTCGGAGTCAACTTCATGACGGCAGAATACACCGGATCGCCGGAATACTCGGAAGTTGCGAGAGTGTCAAGAGCTTCAAGGTCGTTGTCGATAAGCTCGGAAGCTGACACATCGAGGGCGCTGGCAATCTTGTTGAGGATAGTAGGCTTGGGAACAGAACCCTGACGCCAGTAGGTGACGGACGCTGAAGACTTGACTCCGCACTTGCGAGCGACCTCATAAGTGGACAGGCCAGCTTTCTTGCAAAGGTATTGGTAATTGTTCCAAAAATTCAAGAAAATCGCCTCCAAATTTAGCTAAATAGTAGAAATAAGTGATGCTACTACAAACTCGTAGACGTGTTCAGTAGATTTCAGAGAAGGAATCAGCTATAATAAGGGCATGAGCTGAGAACTTGGTGAAAGATACTGTACACCACTAACAGTATAGCATGTTAAGTATTTGGTTGTAAAGAAAAATTTTCAGGAGAAGGGGAAATGAGCGCAGCGATCAGGAAGAAAAGTGCAAGGCCGGTTCAGTTAAGGACGTTTGAGTGCCCGGAGTGCGGTACGAGAGTAACAGCCACGAAGACCAAGCACAAGACCAATCCAGGGCATATCAAGACCATGTACTGCTATGTGTGCATGAAGGAGACCGACCATGTTCAGACAGAGTGAAAGGAGAGAGCAATGAGCTATTTGATTCCAGACGATCCGATTATTCGGTGCATGGAAAGAACGGGAATGCCGCCGTGGGAGCAGAAAGATTCGCAGTACTACTGCCCTGTGTGCGGAGCTGAGTGCGAGACCGTCTACATAGACGAGGACGATCAGGTTGTCGGATGCGATTGCTGCATCAGGGCAAAGGACGTATATGACATTGGCAACTGAGAAAGGAGAAAGAACGAATGAACGAGAACGTGGAAATGAATCAGGAACAGCTTGCGAAAACCGATGAAACGGCAGTCGCAAAAGCGGCAGAAACCAACATGAACTGGCTGGATACCAAGACGATGGCTGCGGCATGGAAGACGGCGTCGATGCTGTCGAACTCCGGCCTGTTGCCTCAGACCTATCAGAAGCATCCTGAGAACGTACTGATTGCCCTTGATCTTGCGTCGAGGATGGACATGAGCCTGATGACCGTGTGCCAGAATCTGTACATCGTGCAGGGCAAGCCCGCATGGAGCGGTCAGTTCTGCATTGCGGCAATCAACGCAAGCGGCAAGTATAGTCCGTTGGAATTCGTCTGGCTTGAGAATGGCGGGTGCATTGCGCAGGCTCAGGACTTGAGAACCGGCAAGCTGTGCCAGAGCGCTCCGGTTACGCCGGAAACTGTTTCCGCTTTCGGCTGGGACAAGAAAGCCGGAAGCATGTGGAAGATTCCCGGCATGGACAAGCAGATGTACATGTACAGAGCGGCGGCATTCTTCGCAAGAACATTCTGCCCCGACGTTCTGAACGGCGTGTACACCGCAGAGGAAGTCAAGGACATGACGAGCTGGCAGACCAATAACAACAACTATGTGACTGTGGAGGGTTAAGAGAATGGTCAGGATTGAAGAGGGCGGCACCTACACTGCCGCGATTGCAAGAACAGGCGTTTCCTCTCGTGGAGACTGGGAACTGGTTCAGGTCAGAGACAAGGGTGTGAAAGGCATTACCATCTGGCCGGAGAACAAGCCCACAGGAATTCAGCAGGGCGACGAATTCATCGTTGAGAAAATCACAGCGGTGAAATTCGGAGCGAGGCAAATCAAGGGCGAGTGGAAAGACGACATCAGCGTTGAAGCGGTTCTTCGCAAGACTACCACCGTGAACAACTTCGAATTCGACATTGACAACTTCGCTGACGATGCTCCTGCTGACAGCAATCCGTTCGGCAACCAGAATCTGATCGACCTCGGTGACGATGACGGGACGCTGCCGTTCTAAGTAAACCAAAAGGGGCTGGTGTAACAGCCAGCCCTAAGAAAGAGAGCAAAGGTGAAGAAAAGAAACATTGAACGAGGCTTTTCTGTAAAGCGTCCAAAGAACGAAGCAGAAGGAATGTTCTTCGATATTGCGAAAGAAGCAGGATTCACAGCCACCAAACGTGGTTGGCCGGATTTCTTCTGCGTAGATGACGATGGTCATGTCTGTTGCGTCGAAGTAAAGCCGAGAAGCACGGACAACCTCAAGAGTGACCAAGCTCAGATCATGAAGTATTTAAGCCGAGCTGGCATCAAGTGCTTCAAGTGGTCACCTGACGGTGGGCTGGAACCAGTAAGCTAATAGCTCGAGCAATACAGATAGCTCACGGTATAAATAAATAAAATAAATAATACACAAGACAATGTTTCATAAGACAGTATGACAGTATGAAAGTATGAAACTATGTAGCTTGAAAGGTTATAGCTGAATGAATGAAACAAAAGAATACAGAAGACCAAATACATACAGCAAGTACAGTGTACCGAATCCTACCTTGCAGGATGTAGAGGATTGGTGCAAAGCAAGGATGTCGCCGGTAGACCCCATCGAATTCTTCGCCTATTACGAGGAAACCGGGTGGCGTACAAAAAGCGGAGAGCCGATAAGCAACTGGAGGCAGACGGAGATCACTTGGGAAATCAACGAGCTGAAACGAATCGAAAGATTCCGCGAGAAGCGCACCAATAAGTCCAGCAATCCGTTCCTCCGGTATATACAGGAGAATGAAGCATGAACAGAGCAGAGGCCGCGAAGATACTCGCCGTGTTAAGAGTGTCCTATCCGCACAGTTTCAAAAACTTCAGCGCAGAGGACGTCAATGCTGCTGTGAATCTGTGGGCGGAAATGTTCGCCGAGGATTCCTATGAGGCTGTGAGCGTAGCCGTCAAGGCAATGATAGCCACAAGGCAGGAAGGTTACTCACCAACGATTGGCGAAGTGAAAGAAAGTCTGCGAAAAGTCAGAAAGCAGGAAGTACTTGACGAGTCCGCAGCATGGGCACTGGTATCTAAGGCCTGTGAAAACGGATTCTACGGGTATAAGAAAGAATTCGAGAAACTGCCGCCGCCTGTACAGAGGGCAGTCGGCCACGCAGAACAGCTCAGAGAGTGGGCGAAGATGGACTCGTCAACGTTCCAGAGCGTTGTTGGTTCCAACTTCAAGCGGACATACAAGACTATGTGCGAGAGGCAGAGGCAGGAAGAACTGATGCCGGAGAGCATCAAACAGTTACTCGGGAAGGTAGCGGGAGAAAACGGTCTGCTACAGATTGGAGGAAATATTGGCTGAGAAATTCTACAACTGTAGTTTCGGTGACTACAAAGGCAGATGCAGGTACGTCGTCAAGCACCCGAAATTCAAGGGTGAGCTGATTGTCAGAGCACCTGATGACAACGCGGCAATCAAAGCCGCTGGCGACTACTGGGGTGAGGACTGGATCAGGTACGAATTCTATGCGTACTGCGACGCCGTGAAAGTGTGACCGGATGAGCGACTACAAACAGTACAGAGAGGAAGTCGGTATCAAGAACGCCGACATGATACGGGTGCTCAAGAGCAAGTACAGACGATACGGCGGTGCGACAAACGCCATGGTAAACAACCCGGATACATATGGCGTGTGTCTTCTGCCGGAAGCGGAACGGCTGCTTGCTCAGAAATACGGATATGACAAAAGCCTGACCAATGCAAAAGAACCCGTTGTCAGAAAGGCAGCGATTCGAAAGAAGCCAAACCGATTGAGCATCTGGCTGTCTGACGAGAAGTTCGACTTGTTCAGGCAGACGATGAAAGAAAAAGGCTTCGACACAGTTCAGGACTTCATGGCTGAAATACTGGGAGGATATTTCGGATGGTAACAATCTTGATAGCCTGTGCGTTGGCACTGGCACTGTTAGCTCTTGCAGAATTCATAGCTCTGGCAATCAAAACAGAGCAGATCTGGAAACTGCAAGACAGGCTGTACGACATGGAGGCTATCGAGCCTATCATAGATGAAGACGGAAGGTGGCAAGACTGGGATGGGACGAGACCGTAAGCCAAACAAGTTTTGTGGTCAGCAGTTCGACGAGCTGGACATGATGGAATACGGATGCAGCTACACAGATTGCAGACGCTGCGGGCACAATCCTAAGGTGGCAGCATACCGGAAACGGATGATTAAGAAATATGGGCTGCAACTGAACGACAGAGGTCTTTGGCAGTACACCGTGATAAGGAGAAGCAATAAGAATGGCAAAAATCAAGAAGGACAGAGTGACTGACTGGCGCCGCGAGCAAGCGATTGCAATGCGAACAAAAAAGAAAATGACCTATCAAGAAATCGCTGATACCATGGGTGTATCCAAGACGTATGTATACCTTCTGCTCAAGGATACAGTGAAGAACAAGCACTTCAAAAATATCAGCGAGGAACGAATGCGCTATCCCGAACTTGTCAAGTGGATGAACGAGAATCAGGTGTCACAATGCGAACTGGCAAGACGGATGGGATATGCCCTCGTCGGTAGGAGTCATTCGTACATATCTAACAAAATCAGCACTGGGAACTTGAGGAAAAACGACGTAGACAAGCTCCTTGAAATCACGGGTATGAGCTACGAAAAGCTCTTTGGAGGAACTGCATGACGGAAGTAGAAAGGCTGAAGAAACAGATAAGCGAGCTGGTGTTGATGCACCAGCTCGACCTTGCAGAAAAGGCGAGGCTTCGCAGATGGATCGAAAAACTGGAGGAGGATAAAAAATGTTCGGTGCAATAATCGCCGGGTTTATCCTCGGCTACATCTTGGGCGCTGTATTTACGACCGGGAAGGAGGCAGACGAATGAGCTACATCGAACGCGAGGCGGCAATTACCACATACAAGACATTCGGGCATTTGAATCTCCGCAACGCGCTGGAAGCCTTTGAGGAAATTCCCGCCGCTGATGTGCGGCCTGTGGTGAAGGGGAAGTGGGTTGACGACAAAGGGGATCCCGTTCTGTGGGATGAAATCAACAAAAATTGCCCCAGCCATAGCGCGTATTGCTCCGTATGTGGCGAGTGGTTGACCGCTTCAGACGAATACCCGTCAATTGGAAACTTCTGTCCCAACTGTGGGGCTGACATGAGGGAGGCAAATGATGAAAAAGGTAGTTATGATAGACGAGCTTGATTACAAGGAAGTCGTTTCCGCTTTACGCCGCTTGAGGTATGCAGTCAACTCCTTGGAAGCAAGCTATATGTCTGGCGAACTTGACGCGCAACTTGAACGGATAGAAAAAGTGTTTGATATGGAGGAAAGCTGATGTATGTGATTGACTTGTTAATTCGCGTTGGTATTCCGATTGTATGCGGCGTTCTCGCGGGTGTTTTGTATGGGAAGTGGAAGAACAAGGAGGAGTGAGCATGGTTGAAATAAATGTATGGTCTTTAATCGCCCTCGTGATGGCGTTTGTCGCGCTGGCGATAAACTTGAGCACGAGAGGTAAATGAGCATGGGAGTGTTTGACGGTTTTTTCGATTACGGCTATGAAGATGAGGCCGAAGGCAGATGCTCTGGATGCTCTGACTGCCGTACTGTTTACGCAACTGGAGCGTGGCAGTTTAAGGGATGTTATCATGAGCCGCATCATGGAAAATGGGTGGCGGAAATTAAGAATTGCCCGAAGGAGGAATGAGCATGGGAGTTTATATCAAGGGCATGGAGGTGCCAAAGAACTGCTTTGAATGCCCGTGGCGTTGCAAGGTAGACCCAGAAAACCTGCTTTGCAGAATCAGCGGAGAATACTTTGAGGAAACATTCTCCGGCACGATTCAGAACAGGCACAAGTCATGCCCTCTCGTTGAAATCCCGCCGCATGGGAGGCTGATTGATGCGGATGCGGTTACATCGAAAGATGGCCCTTATGAATATGACGAATGGTGTAAATGGGCGCTCGAACAGTATCAAAACGCTCCCACCATCATCCCGGCAGAGGAGGGAGAGTGATGGACGATAATAACATTCAGCGTTCTTTCGATCTTTTGATAGCAAAAATGGGTGAAATTTGCAGCTCCGGTGTGAATGTTCCGCATTACAAAGAAGATTGCTATTGGTACGTGGAGTGGCAAGACATGAATGCCCGCATTCCGTACTGCAAATGCAAGAAATTTCCGGCAGACACAATAGGGCCGAATGACTGCGAGAGCTGTAAGCAATATCACAGCAAGTACAAGCCGTCGAAAGCCGACCGCATCCGCGCAATGTCGGACGAGGAACTGGCTGAGTTTATTGCCGAAACAGTTGATTGCTGTAACTGCAAACATCCGCGCAATGGCTGTTCCGAGAACGATGAGACTTGTGCGGACTGCTGGCTCGACTGGCTGAAACAGGAGGCTACCAATGATTAACTGCCCATCATGTGAATTCGCGGATTTTGAAAAAGACAAATGCGCACGCCTGCTGACTCGCTTGCCGCATGTTTGCCCTTATGCGGAGGAACGCAAGCCGCGCAACCACTTTGAGGCAATCAAGGCTATGAGTATGGAGGAGATGGCGGCGTTCTTTGAAAACATCGCTCAAGACTGGGGGCAAGCAGGAGCGTCAATCCTCATTGGGAATTCCAGCGTTTATGTTGATGATTGGCTTGAATGGCTCAAGGAGGCGATTGAATGACAAATTACCAAAAGCTACACCTTATGAACATCAGCATGATGGCGAAAGCGCTTGCGCTTATTGAGCGCCATATCTTAGAGCGTAACGGCGTACCGGAAGACAACGCCGTGCGTGAGGACTGGGCTGAATTCTTAAACTATCCGAACGAGGGGGAAGTGAAGGAATGAACGACGTTGTAAACCATCCGAATCATTATACAAGCGGTGGCATTGAGTGTATCGACGCGATCCGCGCAAGTCTCGGCCTGTCAGAGTTTGCAGATTACTGTAAGGGAAACATCATCAAATATCTGTGGCGTTATCGGTTGAAGAATGGCGTTGAGGATTTGAAAAAGGCGAGAGTTTATCTTGACTGGATGATCGAAGCGGAGGAAACGAAAGATGCCTGAACTTTATGAAGCCCATAGGTATGACGAGAACGGCAACGTGGTTATTACCGGCTATGCCTACGGTGAGCCGTGGGTAGCGCAAGCGCTGCTCATGGATGACATCAAATTCAATACACCAGAAGAGGCAGAAAAGTGGTGGAATGAAAACTATGCTTGAGTGGTACGTCTACTACGGCGACTTCAATGCCAAGAAAATCGAATCTTACAACATCTTCAATCACGGCGGGTTCATCCTTGACTGTAAAAAGAACTACAAAGCAAACGGAGATAACCGCGAAGAGTTTATCGAACGGATGCGGAAAGACCTGATGTATTGGTTCTGGTCAAAGTGTGAATGGGAAGTCGTGATAGTTAGCTGGCCGGAAGGCCGTGGCGAAACCAAAATCGACGTGTATGACCAAGTCATGCTGAACTGGAAACTGTTCAGTGACTATGTGTGGGTACATAGAGAAGAATTCAAAAGAACCAAATCGAGAAGAAAGTGAAAGGAGCAAACATGGAGTACACAAAAATCCCAAACATCTTCCGCCGTCAAGAATTCGGCAGCAACGAACTGATTGTGGGAGCCTATTCTTCCCCGGAGTTGGAATACCTGTCTGAATGTCCATGGGTGTGGACGGAAAAGGTTGACGGTACAAATATCCGTGTCATGTGGGACGGGCATTCCGTAACATTCGGCGGCAGAACCGACAAGGCTCAGATTCCAGCACACCTTGTCAACCGCCTGAACGAGCTGTTCGGTGGCACGGACAAAGAGGAAATCTTCGAACAGCACTTCGGGGATACGCCGGTCATCCTGTTCGGTGAGGGATTCGGCGAAAAAATCCAGAAGGGCGGCGGTCTGTACGGCCCGGTCGATTTTATCCTGTTTGACGTTTTCATCGGCGGCATGTGGCTGAAACGTGAAGATGTTGAATCTATTGCGTCGGTCTTCGGAATCAAAGTAGTCCCCATCGTCGGTTTCGGCTCACTGCCCGCTGCGGTAAATGCGATTCGTCAGCATCCGGCATCCCAGCTTCGCAACGCAGAGCTTGAAGGCTTTGTGTGCCGTCCTGCGTTCGAACTGAAAGACAGACGGGGCAACAGAATCATCGTCAAAATCAAGTGCAGAGATTTCCCGGTGAAGAACGATGGCTAAACTCAGTAGGGAAAAAGGCGCCCGCTTCGAAAGGCTGATAGCGCACATGCTTTGCGAACTTGGGTACGACGCCAGACGCACAGCGCAATACTGTGGAAACACAGGAGACGCCGCAGATGTAACCGGTCTGCCGGACATTCACATTGAATGCAAAGCAGTTGAACAGGCTCGATTCTATGACTTCATAGATCAGGCTGTCAGGGATTCGCAGAAAAGCGGGAAGATACCAACGGTATTCTACAAGAAGAACAACCACGAGATTCTGGTCATTAACAGATTCGATGACTGGATGACGCTGTATCAGGGCTACGAAAAAGGAAAGGGAGAGGCGTAAATGGCTGGCTATAGCAGAGAGCGGATTTTGGAATCATGCCAGAACCTGCTCGACTTTATCGGCTCAAGCCCAGGCGGCGATTCTTGGCTTGAAACTCCGGACGGGAAAATGTTAAGAACAGATTGGGGCTATGTCATGGACGGCCTGATTTGCCTCAAAGAATGGGCGAAACAAGCAGATGCGAGCAGAAGCAAAAAGAAATCGGGAGCGAGGCCGTACATCTACACTCCTTCCGGGCGGGTGGAACTTTGATACTAAAGCAAAAAGCGGGAGAGGCATAAGCCTCTCCCTTTTTTTATTTCCCAGCTTTCTTCTTTGCTGCTTCCCAAGTGGTTTTCCATCCGTAGGAATTCCACATGGCTTCTGCATACGATTCGTAGTCCGGGTTGTCACGGTAGAATGCGATGAGTTCCGATTGCTTGATACTGTCGTTGTCATCTGTGTCGATGAACGCCAGCAAACGCTTGCTCGTCTCGTCGTCCATACCGGCCTCTGTGAGCGCATTGTAGGGCTTGGTAAGGTATTTACCTACCTTCTCTGCTTTCTCTTCTCCTGTGGAGTTTAACTCGCTCTCAGGGGCATTTGCTTTCGCAGTCTCAGCCAGCAACGCAGCTCCATCAGACTTGCCAGACTTGGCAGCTTTCTCTTCGGCCTTCTTCGCAGCCTTGGCTTCAGCATCAAGGTATTTCAGAATATCGTCGTAGTCGCCTTTGTTCGTACCGGCGACATCCTTCGCGTACATGATGAAGGAGTTAAGCATCGAATAAGCGTTGTTCAGCGGAATGCCGAGTAGAGTGCCGATATTGCCAGCGCAGTAACGAGCGTTCGACCGAGTCGGATTCTTCAGGAAGTTCTCGAAGTTTTCGAGGATATCAGACGTCGTGCTGATAACGCCCATATTCACGCCGTAGAACTCTTTGGTTTTACCACCGGAAATCTTGTCGATAGCCCACTTGGCAATCGAGTCGCCGAACCATACCGTACCCGAAGCAGCTTCAACTGCGTTAATGCCGAGTCTGGTCAGGATTTTCTCTGCGTCGATTTCTTCCTCGTCGTCCTCATACTTCTTCTGCCTATGCAAGAGCATATCAGCAAGAATCGTCAGAACCGACAGAGACAGAGCAGACGCCGCCTGTCCGGCAATCGTTTCTTTCAGGACACGCGCAGCTTCGGAACCTTGTTCTGTTCCTTTTGCAGCGTTGTATTCGCCGAGCGCTGTTGCAAGCAGGTTCAGGTTCTGCGTCTGCTGAGTGCGGAACATAGACAGCATACGGACAACCTCGTTGTCTGTTCTGCCATATTCAGCCCGCATCTGCTTGTCGTAGTTCGGCTGGCTCCTGTCAACGACTTCTTGGAACTTCTCTTCGACGGCAGAAGCGTATTCCTCTGTGCCAACCGCCTTCTCGTTTCCGTTAAACTGATACTTGAGAACGTCGTATCTGCAAGCGTCGTAAAGGTTGGAAACGGTATTGTAGTCCATCTGGTTGATGGCGTTCGCCATGAACTTCACGAAACCAGACCCATGCTTCATCTTGCCAAGAAGCTTCTTCGCTTCATTGGCGGCTTCAGCAGCGCTCATTTCGAGGTTGCCCATGCCTCTGGATTCAAGCATGACATCGACGTTCGATTTGTTCTTAGGCTTCAGCAGCTTGACACGGTACGACTTAATCAGAGAATCGGGATGTAGAATACCGGATGCTGCCCAATACGAGGAAATCTGCTTCATGGGGACGGACACGCTGAAAAGAAGTGCGCCCTGTTGCAGCTTCTGTCTGCCTTGACGGAGAAGCGAATTCACGCCCTCAACATCGTCCTCGTTCTTGTAGCTCTGCAAGTCCTCGATGTAGCTGCGATACCAGTTGCCCATGTCCTTGCCGAAGGTGTTGCCAAGGGAAGTAACGATACTCGGCATATAACGGGAACCTTGAGCAAGTCCGCGAATCTTCTCGTTGTACGAAGAGTACGCAAGATAGTTGGACGCTTGCTGGAAGTAGCTGTCCACAGTCTCGGTGACAGGGCGAATGAGGATGTAATTTTTCCCGTTCTCGGAGCGTTCCTGCATGAAGCGTGGAAGGGTGCTGTAGTTGTTCTGCTTCGTAATGTCCCACTCGAAAGTTTCACCGTTGTCGGTAACGTATTCGAGGGGGAAGTAGACGGCTTTTTCAAGCCCAGCTCGTTCCATGAGGTCGTTGCTGTCGCCAACCATCGAAACTTCGACGCCGTCGTTCTCCATACGCTTCTGTCTCAACGGCTCCTTGACATCAGCCATGGCAGTATCCGTTGCTTGGCTATACGCTTTTGCAACGTCACTAAGGCCGTTCCACAGGGAGCTTCTGAGTTTGGCAGCGTCGATGTCGCGCATTTCGATGTAGTCGATACTGCCATCGGCACGAAGAATTCCGAATCCGTCAGTTCCGCCGAGCTTCTTACCAGAAGTGGTTCGGATAGTGTCGATGCTCTTGATTGCTTTCAGAGCGTCTCTGGCATCCCACTCGCGTCCGGTATAGTCCTTGACCTTTTGCTTGCCGAAGGCAAAGTCCTCATAACCGTCCATTGAGGAAACTTCAAGGAACCGGCTTCTCGCCTTCGACATGACCTTGTACTTTTCGCGGTGCGCCTGTTCGAGTTCTTTGGCGAGCTTGTAACCTTCACCAGCATTGCATTTGTCGAAAGCGTCAATCATTTTGAAGACAGTCTCAGGATTGACTTGCCAACGGAACAAGGCACGAGCAACAGAAGCTGTCAACTTGTCCGACTTTGCGATCCTTCGGAGAACACCGTTTCTCGACCCCCGCAGAGTTTCGTTCATCTTGCGAAGTGTAGCAGCATATTCATTCGACTTCGCAAATTTGTGTGCCATCATCTGCATAAGACGAGTGGCAGCATACTTCGAAGCGGACTCGTTGTAACCGTCGAAATTCTTATTAGTCATCTGACGGTAACGCTCGATTTCACGCTGGACGTCCTCGTTCCAGAAGTTGGAGAGAGCATCGTCGTTCCGCATACCGGAATAGAGCGTAAGCAGTTCGTCTATATTGCCGGAGCCATCTGCAGCAGCTTGGAACAGAGAACGGAACGTGTCAAGACGCCTTGCCGCTTTTCGGTCAGCACGCTTATCAGAGCTTCTGAATTCGTCAGAGTCAAGGTCGGTCTTGATATTGGCAAAGTTCTTTGCACTTGCAGCAACCTTTTCAACGCCGTTGCCGAAAGTGGACTTTGCACGTTCCTCGTTGTCTTTGATTTCGGCTTCAGCTTCGGATTCTTCGCCACCGAACGTGAACGGTACATCAGACTCGCTATTTGTATCAGACGACTTCGATTTTTTGAAGTAGTCAACGAGCTGATCTTGAACGGAGAAAAAGTCGGACGCCGACGGCGCGTTGGAGAACGAGCTTTTCGGATAACCGCACTCGCTAACGAGGTATTTTTGAAGATCAGTTTGAATCGAGTCCAAAATTGCGGCGCGTTCAGCGCTTCCGCTGACAATGGTACCAGACACCAGATGGGAAAGAATTTCGTTCGCAATTCTTGACCGGATGTCTGGAGGCAGATTGTCATATTCAGTCCCGCGATATTCCTTCGCGTAGCGGTCGATCACATATCTTTCAATGTTCTTGAGTTCCGCACTACCGCTTTGAGACTTGAACCCACTGTAAAATCCACGAGCAGAATCATCGGCATTCGCGCCAAACCTCGAAAGCAAATAACCGTGCGCACCTTCATGCACGCTGACAGCGTTGAATGCGACACTGCCATCCGGCAAGTTGTTTGGAATAGTAATAGTCACATTCCCGTCGTTGTCAATGTCGGCAAGGCCAAGTTCTGAAGAATACTCTTCGTTCCCAAGTTCAGCAATTTCAGTTTTTGCTTTCCCGTTCGTGAGCGCAGAGACAATGGCCTCTCCAGCCTTTTCTTTCTCAGAACTCGCAGACCTCTTGGCGGAATCTTTTAGAACGGATCGCCGTCCATCATCTCCGCTCCAAAACCGAAGTCCTCCCACGTTTTGGGGCTTTTCTCCGGCTGGCTCTTCCCACGGTGCTCGGTCTTCTCCGGTTTCTTCTCCTGTTCTGCTTTCCCACGGGGCGAGGTCTTCTTCACTCTGGCTTGCTCCAGCAAAATCTCCTGATTCGTTTTCTTCTCCATTGGTGCTCCTTTTCTCTACCTCTACATCCTCGGCAGACGGGTCATTCCAAATGTTCGGGTGTTCGTTCGCGAATTTGGCATAATCCTTCGCACTCCAGCCGTCACGCTCTCCGATGATGGCTTGCATGTCATCAACGCCGGGGCGCGTCACAACATAAGCAACTTTGGTATAAGTCGGGTCTGATTCAGCTTTCGACTCGGAAGCCCAACTCATAACAACTTCGTAGTCAACGCCATCGATGCTGGCAGTAGCCGGGTTTTCCAACTGCATATATCGAATTTCCTCAGCAAGAGCGTCATGCTCAAGCTCTGCTTCAGACTTCTCCGTGGAGTTTTCGCCACGGCTTTCGTTGACGGCGTCAATCGGGCTTTCGGTCTGCGCAGTTACGGTCGAGCCTTCCGGTGTCTGAACCGTAGACTTTCCTTTGCGAGTCGTAACCTTGTAGCTGGTGTTGTCTTGACCAAAGTCGTACCTGTTGCCAGCTTCAAAGTTCGCGGACTCGATATCAGTTGCAAGTTCCTGAATCGGATTGGACTTGATAGAAACCGTGCGCGGTTCCATAACCGTTTTGCCGTTGTACTCTACAGAGAGTGAATATCCGCGAACGTAGGTGCGGCCTTTCTCTTTGACGGTGGCTTTCTCAATCTTCGCAGTGAAATCGCCAATCTTGTACTCTCCAGTATAATCTGGGGCAGCGTCTTTGGCAAGAACGTTTTCATCACTGTGAAGCTTTTCTCGCTGCTCGTTTAGACGCTTGGCGATTTTCCCTCTGGTGATTTTCATGACAGCTTCCTTGCCAGAAAGCTTGCCGTTTTCGTATTCGCTGATAATGTTCGCTACGCGTCTTGCCAGAGAGTCGATGTTGTCCGCTTTCCCTTTCAGAACGAGAACTGCGGTTCCAGTTTTGGCGTCAGAATGGAAAAGCCGGAACGTATACGGCGCGCCTTCTCTCGGAGCAGTCGTTTTAGTGCCGTCTGGCTGTTGGGTGGTTTCAGCTGGTACAAAAGCATTAAGCGTATATGGGCCGTTGACGGCATCTTTCGCCCTGACGGTGATGGTCTGGTTGATTTTCTTGGGGTCGAGGAAGCTTCGAATAGCATCAGCAATTTGCTCGACCGTCATGCCGGAAGTAAGCCTATGAGCAAGCCGGTTCAGACGGCCTTCTTCAACCATCTGCGCCTTGCGCTCTTCACTCATATCCTCGGCATTGTCAGCAGAAGAATCGACAGACTCGCCACGCTGTTTCTCGATAGAAACTCGCTCTGCTTTCTTGCCAATGTCGGAGTTCTCTCTACCGATTTCGTAACCAGACTCGCTTTTCTTGAGGTAGTCTTTCAAGAACGACTCAATACGAGATTCACCATTCTCCGTTGGGCGAGTAATGTACTCAAGGTTTGTCTGCCTCATCCTCGCAGGGTCAACAGGCCTATCCGTTTTCTTGCTGAAGCGGTTGAGCCAAGAATCCACGAACCTGTCAAGCGCTTTGTTCGCGTCGGCCTCGTAAGCGTAACGCTTTGTGTCAAGGTCGCTGTCCCCGGTTTGCGCGTCAAGAATCAAGTGAAGCCCAAATTTCTTGAGAACGGCCTCCTTGACACTCTGAACGCGTTCTTCGAACGACATATTGTCAACGTTTTTTGCGGTATTGTAAAGGTCGCTCGCAATCGGCTCTTCATCGGAAACATTACCCGATTTCGGCTCTGCGGCAGTTTTGAGAGCTTCTACAGCACGGCGAGACTTGACTCGGTTGGCAGCCTCTGCGAGAATTTCAGCGCCAGACTTTTTCTTCGTCTGCTCTACCTTCGGTTCAGATGCCGGAGTACCATCGTCAAGGTCGAAGTCGTCGTTGTCTGCAATGACAGCTTCTTCGTCACGGTCAGCTTCTCTCTGCGCTTGTCTCGCGATAATGTCATCGACAATTTGCTTCGCAGATTTCGGGCCGATCTTGCGCTCTTTCTTCGACTTGTCTTGAGCCGCCTCTTTTGTAAGAGCTTCGATTTCTTCGAGATTGCGTTCCTCGTCAAGAGCGCCAGCAGTGTCCTCGGCAGAAGCAGGTTCATCCTGCTCCCAACGGCTGACTTCCTCAAGGGATTTAATCGGCTCAGAATCGTCATCTGGACGAGTTTCTTCCCGCTCTGCTTCTACGTTCGAGTTAAACTCGGGAGAAGCCACATCAGGAGTAATGGGCGCGGTTTCTGGTGTAGATTGTTGGTCTGGAGTAAGAGGCTCTACAGTGGCATTCTCGTTCGTCTGAGAGGCATTGGCGTTTTTCTTGGATGCGGCTTGGTCAAAGACGTTTTTGACATAAGTTCCGGCTTTGCCAAGAGTTGCCATCAAGCGAGTCGCGTTGTCAATTCTTCCGCCCCATTTTGCTTGACGCTCTTTAACGAACGCATCGCGTTCTTTAGCCATGTTCTGACGAGTGTAATCGCCATAGGTCATACCTGCGTCTTTGGCGCTCTTGACGTCTCTGTTGTATTCGGCAACAGAGTTCACACTACCGAAGCCGCCGAGAATAGCACCGATGAGACCGTCATAAGCAATCTCCATGGCGCTCGGCAGTTCTTCGATGTCATAGTCGCCCTTGGTGACACGCTTGAGGAAGATGTCGCCCCAGTAGTTGAAGTAATCTTCAAGGATTTCCTCAGCGCCCTCGGAGGCCATACCTGTGAGAATCTTGTAGAGAACGACGCTTCCACCCTTATCTGCAATTCGGGCCGCGCCGGAATCAATAAGGCCGTCGATGACGCCCTCGCCGCCTTTGCCCGGAAGGCCGCTGACTTTTGCCAAGTTTTCGGTCGCCCATGCAGCGGCTCCGGTTTTTAAGCCTTTAAGCACCTGAGTGGAGATGCTGAGACCGCGTTGCCTCGCGTCCTCTGCCGCATTGCCGCCAGCAGACGTGTACATCAGCGCAGTGCCAGTGCCGGGAAGCACGGCGTCCAGAGCACGCTCTAGAGCGAAGGTAGACGCGGCGCCAGCGAGATTCATAGTGAACTGGCCAAGCGCTCCTCTTCCATAGCCAGCATCCTCGGAAAGTCTGCTCGCCGCATTCTTCGCTGCTTCGCCACCTTCCTGCATCCGCCAGAGCCAAGAGCCAACCTTCGGCTGGTAGTTGTTGTCGCCATGCAGAAGACCGGCAATAGCAAGACCGCCGGTTGCTAGAGCAGACTTAACGCCGCCGAACTCGCTGGTAAATGCGCCGGAAACAGCTTGACCAAGGTCTTCACCAAAAGAGTCTTTGCTCGACCGCTTCAAAGGAGCGCCGATACGCTGATAGTAACGCTGCGTTTCTCCGGTAGTTAGATTCGATTTGTTTACATTACCCCAAGCATCAGTCCAAACCTTAAACTGATTTGGAGTTGTAGCCTGCGGTTGGTAATTCCCGGACTGAAGCGATGCGGTGTTTTCCTGCGCTTTCCGTTCAGCTTCCTGCCGAATTCTTTCGTAATCTTTCGAAGTAAGTGCCATAGGCCACTCCTTTATTTCTGGCTGTTATGCGTCTTATTTCTCGGAGACTTGTTACTCGTGCCTGTAGTGCCAGACTTGCCGGTTGACTTCGTGCTTGGTTTGCTTGCCGCTTTGCTTTGCGTGGTCGCAGTTGTTTTTTGCGAAGAGCTGGAAACGCCAAGCCCGGTTCTGATATTTTCTCCGGGGTGCGTCCAAGCATACCAGAAATCATCAAGCGCTTGGCTGTTGGCAGCCTGAATTTTCGCCTTTTCTGCTTCAGAAGCCTTCTTCTGCTTTCTTTCCTCCTTGTCTGCGTTGAGTTCATTGAGGGCTGATTGCGCGGTCAGATAGTCAATGTTCGATTTCAAATCGGCACTTTGCACACGGTCTACGAAAGTGTTGAACTGGCTTGTACCAGGGATATACCCCTGTCTGATTGCCTCCTGCATAGCAGAGCTCCGTGCCTGCTGTGCGTTTTTTTGCATGATGCTTTGGAGCGCACGCTCTTCCGAACCACCGTTTGCCTGCATCGCGAGAAGGAGCGTATTGTCCCACGCGTTAACAGCGCCATTCTCACTCCCGGACGGAGCCTTATAGGTCGTCATCCCATTGTTCTGGTTGGTTGCATTCGGGAATTTACCCGGGCCATTAGTGCTGCCGGTACTGCCAGTGCTGCCAGAGCCGCGATAGCCGCTGCCGCTGCTTCTGCCGGGACTACCGCCGCTACCGCCAGCCATCATGTCGTAATACTGCTGCATAGCGTTTGCGACATCCTGACCATACAGTTCGGCGTAACCGGAGAAGTTGCCGTACTGTGCCAGAGTCTGAGCCTTGCTGAGCGCTTGGGAATCTGCATACTGTTGGCGAGTAAATGCATCCTGCTCGGATTGACGGCGCATTTGCTCTTGATAACGCTGTTCTTCCTTTGCAGCTTCATCGCGACGCTTGTACTCAGCAAGCAGGGCTGCAGCTCTTTCGTGGTCGTTATTTGCGATGGCGTCGGAAACGGCATTCTTGTATGTCAGCTCAAGGTTTGCAATCTGCTGGTTGATAGCGGCTTCGGAATCTGCCTGAGCAGAACGGATTCCGCCGAACGCGTTCAGGTAGTTGGCTTGCTGGGCCAAGTCCATTTGAGAAGCGGCTCCTGTACTGATACCATTCGAAGCTGCTCTCATATTGTTGTTCATGCGTGTACGCTCGTACTGCGCAGACAGGTCATTCGCCCTCTCGTTGTACAGCTTGGCGTTGTTGGCAAGCGAGTTCTTGAGGGTCTGCGTGTTCTGATTGTAGGCGCTTTCGAGACTCTGGAGCTGCTGCTGACGCTGCGCATCGTACATTGCGTTAATCTCGGAAGTGTAATCCGGGACTACGGGAGTCTGATTTTGTTGGTTTTTCTGTTCATCCATTGGCGTTACCTCACATAGTAACTACGATTTCTTTATGCTTGCCCCGGAGCGTAACAGTCTGTAAACTGTGCGAAGCAGGGAGCAGCATTTTCTTCGCGGCATAGCCGCCGTATTCAAGCCAGCTCGTAGCTGTGATGACCTTGAACGGAACGACGGACACCTTGTTGTTGAACGGGTCTACCTTTATCTTAGCCGGTTGCGTGACAGCCGGTTTATGAGTGTGAGCGGCGATAACGCAGTCAACACCATCGAGAACATAGCCGAAGCGCTCGTTCCTGTTGACAGCGCCGCCGGTGAGCATACCGCCTCCGGTTCCGTGAACGACGGCAAGGACATAGGTAGGATTCTTCAGACCGCTTTGCTCTACCTTACCGCAGCGAATCTTGACGAAAGCGATGTTCTCGCGGTATCTGTCCTCGATGTCCAGCTTGCACATGATGTCGTACATCGGGTCATCATCGGCATCCTTGCCGCTTCGGCCTTCGTGGTTGCCGGGCACGCCGCACAGGACACGGTCTTTGACAGGCTCAAGGATCTTCGCCATCATGCGTTTCTGGTCTGCCGGGCGGTAGCGTTCCTCGAAGATGTTCGACACGCTGTTCCTTGTGGCGTTGTTGATAAGGTCACCGGCGAGGATAAGATACACGTTCGGCGTTTCAGCGAGATTGTTGATGAAGGAAATGAACTTGTCCTCCATACACTCCTTGGAACCAAGGTGGACGTCTGCGATATGGATAATTGTTATATCCTCGCGATCCGGAAACGAGTATGTAATCAGTTCAAAATCTGGAAGCATAGGCAGTTACCTCACACTTTCAGAAGCGCAGCCCAAGTCGCTTCACCTACAATGCTGTCTACAACAAGCCCCTTATCTTTCTGAAACCGTTCGACGGCGTTCTGAGTTGCAGGGCCGAAGTCTCCATCCGCACCGTAGACGCCGCATTTGTATCTGAAACTATGGAAGGGGAGAATGGTCTGAAGGAACCGGACAGCTTCGCCCTTATCACCGTTCATGAGCTGGGGGTATTCAGCCGTGACTTTGATGCAAGTCTGCCACCTCGGAGTTTCGACGGTATCCGGTTGTGTATCATGTGCAACATTTGCAACGAGCACGTAGTTCGGTCTGCCGTAACCGGCAATGATGGTGCTGCCAGCAGAATAGGAATTGCGACTAACCTTGTCAGAGGAATTGCCCTCTACGGTCGTAACGACGCCACCGGAAACCCCAACAACAATTCCCGTGTGATTGATTCCGCCGCTGTAGTAAAAGAAAATGATGTCGCCGAGTTCGGGGCTGTTATAGAACTTCCCGGCATTCTTGAAGTAGTCAGCACCGGCAGAACAAAGCGGAATTCCGCTCGGCTTCGTGGAGTACAGCATCTTCAAACCGGTGTCAACGCCGAACGCTTTGTAGAACAGCCAAAGCACGAACTCGCCGCACCACGGCTGGTTCTGCTTACTGCCCCAAGTCAGGCTAAGAGGGTCTAACTCAGCAGCATACTTATTCCAGTTGTTTTCTCCTTCGCGAGTTCCGACTTGGGACTGCGCAAGCGAGATAACTCTGTCTTTCGCTTCCTGTACAGTCATGTCGTGTCCTTTCAGCTCAGATACATGGACTGCATGACCTTCACTTCGGCAGCGTCTTTGATATGCCGCTCATGCAGCCACTCGTACCGCGCCATCATTTCGGCGGGCGGGTTGCCGTGTTCTTTCCTGTAGTCCGCAATCATGTTCACGACCAGATTGTGAAGCACCTGCATGTGCTCCATTTCCTGCGCACTCAGCGCATTGAACGTGCGGGCTACGTCGGGGTTGTCTTCCTTGTACATCAACGCGCACTTGGCATACTTGCCAGCGTCCGCGATTTCTTCCTCGATCATATCGGACAGCTTTTCGATCAGTTTCATGTCATACCTCCATAAGGGAAAGTGGGCGGGAGTTACCCCGCCCACCCTCAAATCAGGCCGTAGTAGCGGCGGGGTTCGCGATCCACTTGCCCATCACGCTCAGCAGGTAAGCGCTCTGAGCGGCGTTGCTCTGGTCGTTCTGCAGCTTGGTCAGCTCGCGCAGAGCTTCGTCGTACTTGTCCTGCAGCATCTGGGTCTTGATGGAGCAGCAGCACTGATCCATCTGATAGCCGAGCTGGCTGATGGACCGCTGGATCTCATTGAAACCGGCGACCACGTTGATCTGATTTGTATAGTTCTGATTCATCAGGTCACGGGTCTGGTCGTTGATGCGCTGCGCCATCTCGTAATTGTTGTTCGCGCTGGAGAGCAGGATGTCACGGAGGCCGGTCTGCGTGGACTGGTTGTTCACGGACTCCTGAACAAACTCCTTGGTCGCAACGTCAGGAGCAGGGCCGCGACCGCCGCCCCAACCGAGGCCGCCGCCGAACAGGATAGCAATGATAAGGAACGCACCGAGCCAGTCGGAACCGAAGAAAGAAGAACCGCCATTGGAATTCATGTGTGTTTGTACCTCACAAAAATTATTTCACTCCGGCCGGAAGTGATTACTTCTTAACGACAGGGTCGATGACCCCGTCAATCTGCTTTGCCAGCTCGTCCGGGTTGACGCCGTTCTGCTGGCAAAGCTGTTGCGCAGAGGCTTGCAGATCGTCAAGATTCATCTTCTTGAGCTGCGGGTGCTGATTCGCAAGCCGCTTCATAAAGGTCTGCGGACTTTCGCCGCGCATGGCAGCGCCTACCGCTTGCAGGAGGATGGACGTACCGTTCATGCCGCCCGCCGCGCTTCCCATGCTGCCAAGCATATTAAACAGACTGTTCATTCGGTTTTCTCCTTATCCAGCAGTTTCTGTAGCATGGCTTCCAGCTTCGCAAAGTCCTGTTTGGTCGCGTACTCCGGCTTCGGTGGTTCAGCCTCAAGGGTGAATCTGCCAAGGATCAGCGGCTGCACGATGCCGTCCGGGTTCTTGCTCACGACGTAGAACACATCCTCGTTCTCGTCGAACAGGTCTTTGGACTCGCCGGGGGCAAGGTTTTCCTTCGCCCACGTCTTTGCCGCGTCGATGCCGGACACTCGCAGGATTTCGTGCTTCTGCTGAAACGGAAGCGTCTGCTTGCCAAGGCTGGAATAGCTCTTTTGCAGGTCGTTCAACTGCTGCTGAAAACTGTCGTATGTCTGATTCGGATACATACTGTCCTCGCTTTCTTACTTGTCGTACTCAACCGGTCTCGGCGGGTCAATGTCCGGGCGCGGCTTGACCGGGGTCAGCGGTTCGGGCTTGAGCGGTTCGGACTTGCCGAAGTGAAGGATAGGGATGCTTTTCAGCATTTCTTTGAGGTTGGTAACGATGTTCATTTTAGGCATGGTTTATACCTCCGTGATTTGCTCGCTTACGCGCCAATGAGCAGTAGCGCGGGCGGTTATAGGTTACCGCCAAAACCAGTTGTTGTCGCATTAACAATCGCCACAGCGTTTTATATCCCGTGCGTGGAGCTTCCACGGCGCTCCCTTATTTGCGAATTACTCCTTTTCCCAGCCGTATACGCCGGGTTGCCACACATTGCTATCAACGATGCTTACCCAAACATCGCCGTCTGCATCGGGGTATTTGACCTTATCGCCCTTGTTGTACGCATCCTGTGCGCCTGTCGGCTGTTTCCACACAGGAATCTCACCCGGCTTCGCAACCTCCGTCCACAGCGCGGGAGTCGCATCGGGAGTCCAATCGGCTTGGCTTGTGTGGCTCTGCACACAGCGGTACAGTTTGTCGCCGTAGCGCACACGGTCATCTATTGCATATTCTGCAACAGTTCGCCATGCGGGGAACAGTTCGACAGCTTCAAGGGCATCGTCATCCGCAAGGCTGACGGCGGCTTTTTCGATAAGCGCACGAAGCGCAAGCAGTTTTGAACGCTTCATTCTGCACCTCCCAAAAGAATAAACAGGGCTTCGGAACCGTCCACTTCATCCGATTCTTCTTCGGCTTCGCGTCTGCGCTCTTCCGCTTCTGCTTCCGTGATTTCATACCACGCAGATTCATCACCGTGAATCCCGATAAACAAATCTTTGGAATAGCTAACGCCATCAGTAATTTCCATCCCATCGGCGGCAATCAATTCGATTACGCCGTTATCATGAACAATTCTCGTCATGCGATTGTTGCCCCCTTTGTCGTGGTAAGAAAGTCCATCAGAGAAACCGTGCCGCTGTCATCAATAGCAAAAGTTGAGAGAGTGCCATCAGAAGTGACCGTTCCCATGATGGTCGAAAGCCGCGCTTTCGGGGTTGCGTGGAATGTGATTGTTCCCGCGTAAGTGTCTTTCAGCGCATTCGCAATAGAAACAAGGCTCTCGTCAGTCAACTTTGCACACCAAGACAGATACCATCCCGTTGTTGCCATAGACATAGTGCCGGGGACAAACCTAATCGTTTCTAACTTTGAACAGTTATAAAAAGCGTTGCCATAGTTTGTCGCGGCGTATACATTTGCTACCGAAACGGAACTCAGGTCGATAAGCCCTTCGACGGTAACGAGATTGGAACTGCTGGAAAACAGCGCCCCTTGGCTGCCAGAAAACGTCGGTTTCAGCGTTCCTCTAATTGTAAATTTTTGGAGCAAATTATGCCCAGCCGTGCTTGCATAAACAAGCTGGTTGCAATTTATCGCGTGGTTGGGAGGAGTAATGGCGATTTCACGGTAGGTATAAAAGCCGGAAGAGCCAGCCTGTGCAAAGGCACCTTGCAAAGAAGCAATATAAGGTATTTTAGTGAAATCTACATCGAGCGATGTTGCCGATGCGGAATTGTGCGCCACCAACTTGATCGAATATACTGCATCCAGCGGGG